TGGCATCTACAATAGAATCACAACTTTTCTTTAAATTTAAATGTATCGAAGAAATGAACAGTGGTTCGAAAGTTGTAATACACAATCATACATAACGCATCCGCGATGTCATGTTTCCTTTCGTATGGGATTTCCCCGACGATGTATTTCTCTGCGATCGAAACGGTTCTTTCCTTTCTTTGGTCGTAGTCTAGATGTCTCATGCCAAAATGTGTATGCATACTCACGGGTGAAATTAAACTAACCTTATCTCTGAACATATAGTGCAAAAGTATCTCGATGTTTGTAAAACCTCCAGGTGGTTGTCGTTCTATAAGTATCTTGTCAGCCGCGTCGAATATATCTTGGTGATCTTCCACAAATAAAGGAACGAGGTCAACCATGTCATTAGATCTGAGGTACTTATAGTCTTCGAGACTCACCTTCTTGACGTATTCGACTTCAATCCTGGGACCCGTAGCAGACTCCGCGAGAACGAGACCCATGTTGTGATATCCAATGTCAATCGCCAGAACCTTCATGTCTTTAAGTGAAAGATTTTCCTTAACTATAGTAAATGAAGAATAAGACAAAGACCCAACTCTTATGGGTGGCTCTTGTCGTTCTCGTAGCTGCTGTCGCCTACATGTGGTACAACCCTCAAGTCGTCGAGGTTCCCGTGGAGGTTCCCGTGATGGTTCCACCTCCTCGTCCCGTTCGCACACAGGAGATCAGACGCGAACCCGAGTTCAGGGGTCCCCCAATCAAACAGTACAAACCTGGTTACATGCAACAGATGGGTATCCTCGTGGGTGGAGATGGTGAGACTCTCCCTCTATATGGTAAGGAAGTGCGCGGTCGTCGTGATCGCTACCACTACTATACCACCACAGGTGGTGAGAACTTGTACCCAATCCCCGTGTCCCACGATGGTCGCGACTGCATAGATGATATTGGATGCCAGGAACTCTACGGAAATGAATCAGTCTCGGTCACTGGCAAGACTGGTTCATTCGATGTGAAGATGTACCGAACGGATGACTTCTTTTAACAGAAGTGGTTTTTCAGGTGGTCGTATTCTCTCTGTTGAAGTCCGGAATTTTCTGACAATTTAGCTTTTAGGTTTAGCAACTCTTTTATGGTATCGTCATCGAGACTTCTGATAAAGTCCCTCTTAGCCTCGATGTCGTCGAGTTGATTATGTTCCTTCTGTGCCTGTACATATGGCCATGTGTGTTTTCTTAGTGCCGCGACTTCGATCTCGAGTTGTATGATGCGTGGTACGAGAACTTCTCTCACAAGTTTTTCCAAGTCAGTCATGACTAGAACTGATTTCATCTCCCTAAGTTATTTTCATAAACTATAAAAATAAACCAATATGTTTCACCTCATCATGATGAACCTCGCGAGGCGCATCTCCAAGCGCTTCAGTGGATCCAACATCTCTGTCATGAACTACAAGAAGTCTTTCCTCAAGAAGATGGCACCAGGTATTTCATACGTGATGCATGTTCAAGCTCCAAAGATTTCCACGAACGCCGTTTCGCCCACAGAGTTTTACATGAAGTTTCATTTCATCGAAGGTGGTCAGATTTCTGTGGAAAAGTTTCAAAAGTTTGTAGATAAGATGGATCACCAAGTTCTCAAAGATGTGTTGGAGTACATTGACAACGTCGAACCGATCGAACCACCAAAGCCAGGCTTCTTCGAATCGATCGTTCTATTCTTCACGCGTCAAAAAGATGAGGAACCATGGACATCTATTCAGCTCGCCCTAGATCACATGAACTTCAAGAACTATGAACTCACGGACATCGAGAAGGAGTACGTCAGGATGATCGAAGAAGGAGAAATCTCGAGCTTCACAGATTTTCTCGAGTTTTAATAAGTATGGATGATGACAAGAGGGCATTCATAAAAAAACTCGCACACGGGGTGCGTGATTTGATGGATTACACACAACACGTGAAGCGAATTGGAGAAGATCCTCAAAACGAAATTGAAAAGTTTATAAAAAGGCAACTGTTTAATAAAAATCGAGATGGTACGTACGAGTTTTCAGTTGGAAAATTTAGGATCTCTCTAGACATGGTGAATGACGATTTTTTATTTACTCTGCTCACATACTTTGACTCACTTGGTATAAATATCGATCGCTCCTACACCCTGGCTTCCCCTAACCCTCTGTTACTCACGAAGATTGAGAGAGACTACATCAAACTCATCAATGATGGGGAGATCAAAACATACTACGACTTCTTGTGTTTTTGAAATCTAAGTGATCTCACTTTTCATGAAAAGTAAGTTCAAAATGGAAGCCAAGAAAGAGTTTCTCAAGAAGATCAGTGGGGGTATCCAGGCTCTCATGACGTCTTCATATCTCTCTGATGACATCGGCAGAGATGCACGGGATCCACGAGACATCTTCATCAGAGATAACTTTCTTGTGAAAGATGGTACCCGCTTCTTGTTTTCTTGTCAAAAGTTCAACACAAAGATTGATAAACTTTCTGACGAAGAACTCTCAACTTTTCTCATGTGCATGGATGACTATGACATCTATCTGCAACGAGTGTATTGGGAGGCTTCTGTCCCTCTCACCGACCTGAGTGAAGAAGATGCAAAGTTTGCCCTTCTCATCGATGACAGGGATTTAGTGACGTTCGAGGATTTTCTTAGCTATTAGTAAATGCAATACAAAGATCTCAAGGATAAAGCCAAAAAGTTAGGTCTTCGTGTTACCAAAACTGTGAAGGGTAAGCGTGTGGCACTTTCCGCTAAGGAACTTCGCGCCAAGATTACCATGAACTTCGAGAATAGTGTGAAGAATGCACAGAAGGTGATCCGCATTTGCCGAACCGTCGTCGTTCCCACTGCTCAGGCTCCCCAGCCAGTACCCCGTGTTCCGCCTCCTCCACCTCGCGCTCCAGCTCCACCACCTCCACGTGGTGGAAACGCCCGTGCTAAACTCATGGCTGAACTGAAAAACACTTTAAAAAAGAGAGGGCTCAATAAGTAAACTGGATGCTGTCATATATTCTCAGCTTTTTCCCAAAGACTGGACCCTACTTTGAGAAAAGGTGTCACCTCAAGGAACTAAAAAATCTTTCAGAAGATTGGGAACCCACATGTGACAACGTGAAGAATGCTCGATCGATCATGAAGAAATTTGTCGAAGCTCTAGATGACATGAATATTCAAGCCGAAGATGAAATTCTAACTCTGAGAGGATATCGATCCGCTGAGGACGTCATTAAGTCCTACATCGGTGATGAAACTGCTGATAGACTCATGAAAGTCACGGGTGATTGTATTGCACACGCCACTATAGAAGATCTCAGACTCGATGATGTGAAGAAGATTCTTCTAAAATGGGACGATGATGACGAAGCCTATAAAATCCTGAAACACTATGTCAAAACTCTGAGAACATTTGATGAAGATGATCACGTGGAAGAATTCGTAGAGGAGTATCTCGGTGAGGAACTCTACGAACGCCTTGGAACTATGATACGTTTCTATGAAAGATTTGAAAATCTCAAACGAACTTTAAACCGAACTTGGTAGTTATGATCTTCTTCGCACCCTCGAAAGTTGGATGACCCCAGAGGTACCAACGGGACCAGAAACCAGCCCCGTCGATACCGCTCTTCTTCCAATCTTCTTTATCACTAGATGTCACATCGAGCATCATCTCCTGAATTCGTCTAGGATCTCGCTCTGCTATCGTGCGCTTGGGTACTCGGCCACCATGTCTGAGTACGTAGGAACGCATACGTGAAGGATTCTTGTGTTTGGTGTAGTCTGAATAACCACTGGCACCAAAGTCAACAGTCCTGCCGTCTTCTAAGATTGCCCTGAACTTCTTCTTGCGATCAGGGCTCTTCACAATCTTGACGCGCATACTTATATTTTACGAGTATTTAATTTTTGCACGCCATGCAACCGTACTTCTCCTTCTTGGGGAGGAGGAAGAAGCGCTCATCGCCACGCTTCACGCGGTAGAGGTGGTCGTACATGTGGAGGAGACCGATGGTGAGGCCAAGGGTACCCACGACAACACCGTTCATCTTACGAGCAGACCACGCGTAGGCGAGGATGATGAGGAGGAGCACGATCTGAACGATGGTCACCTTGGGCATGACGAAACGCTTCTCGATGGTCTCGACCTCCTCGGTAGGGGCTGGAGCATACTTTTCCATTCGCTTGCCGTATCCGGGCATTTTTATTATCTACCGAGAAAATAATGTGGCCTCTACTGATCGTCCCGTTGCTACTAGTACTTCATGACTACATGAAGGCGCCCATAGATCGCCTGTACTTCACGAACCCTAGGCGTCCTCTCGTCGGTATGCGCAACACCTTGATAGACATCCTGAATTGGTCATGTCAATATTCTGTGGATGATCACCCGGGACTTTGGCTCGTAAAGGCACACTACGACAAGATTAGGGATGAGTTTCATGAAGTTTCCAAGACGGTCAAGAAATACCTCTTCCACGAAGCTGATCCCTGGTTCGACAAGAATGACAACTATTACTTTTACAAAGTTGAAGACTTTCCAAAACTAAAAAGTCTCATCGATCAAATTCCATGTATCCATAAGGAGACTGCCCTATTTGCTGTGGTGGAGGGACCCATGGTGATACCACCACATAGGGCTGAAACAAATTTGTTGCTCAGATATCATCTCACTATAGAAGGTGGTGGAGACTGCACACTCTATACTGAAAGGGGGAGGCATCAACACCGTGAAGGTGAAGACTTTTTATTTGATCATGCAAGGTATCACGAAGTCACCAAAACAGGTCAAGACAGGAGAGTTGTTTTAATTTTAGATGTTCATAGATGTTTCTGACACACCGCCACGTACATGTCGCTCCCACCGATGAGTTCGAGACTCATGTCATCCACGATCCTCTTAGTGAATGGACCCGGGTTTCCATGTCTGCAGTATTTACAGAGTGCCGAAAGCTTCGTCACTTCACTCGCTAGGGGAATGCAGTCCAAGATTTCTCCCCATTTCCTCTGAAACGCGTCACCATCTAGTCCCGCTAGGATGACACTCTTCCCTGTGTCCAGACAAGCTTCTACAAACTTCTTCAGGTTGGGAAAGAACTGTGCCTCATCGATGGCGATGATCTCGGCATCATCGAAGCCAGGCTTGTCCAGGAGGTCATAGAGATTGTAGACTTTGTGACAATCGAACTTGACGTTGTCGTGGGTCTTCAGAACTTCATCTGGGGAACGAGTATCCTTCGCGGAATTGACGACCATGATCTTCTTGCCAATGACCTTGAGACGTTTAAGTCTCCGAATCAGTTCAGATGTCTTACCTGAGAACATATTGCCCATAATAATTGAGAGAGTCATCCTTCGCCTGATTAAAAATATCTCTTATTTTTTAAATGGGTGAAGTTCACAGAGCTGTGTTTAATGGATACGAGGGGTACTACAATCCAAACACAGGTCGCGTGAAATTGGGTAATCGTCTTTTCCCCGACATAAAGACGGCTGTAAAATATCTCGGCAAAAGATAGAGATGA